ATAACGTCGTTATCGACAACTGCAAGTTTCTCAATACGGCTGGCACCTCGTGCGTTGTTATGGCGCAAAGCAACACGGCTGGCGTCACGCTTGGCACTAATTGGTCGATTACCAACTGCTTGTTTAAGAATAACGGTTTGGACACAAACGACCATAGCAGCGTGTTTGCGTGGGCAAATGATGTTGTTTGTGAAAACAACATTTTTACTGCTGACAGCATGTTCCCGAACGGAATCGTTGGAAACAGCGGAACCTTTGTGGCGTATGAAGTTCACGGCGCAAACCAGCGTTTTGTGGACAACCTTGTCGAAAACTACTGGCAGGGCATGTGGGTTGCTTCCAACCTGACTTCGGACGCTGACAACATCGTCATTGCCAACAATACGTTCTCGCCAATCAACTTTGCGGCCATCGACTTCTTCCGATTCTCGGCTTCCGAGTCAATCATTAAGAAGGTGTTGATTGACGGCAACACCATCGGCCTTGACGATACTGTTCCTCCAACTGGCGTTCTGCCGACGTTAAAGACGGGCATCCAAATTGCTCCGTTTTATAAGATTTCCGATGTTCAAATTTCTAACAATATCGCAAGCAAAATCGGCACAAGCAAAGCATCTGCGTTTGTTAACGTCGTGTCGCAGGCTGCCGCTGCCAGTCAAGCGCATAGCGACATAATTGTTAAAAACAACTATACCAACGGCTACACGTTTGGCGTTGTTTTAACTACCAGCGCTATCAATGGTATGGGGCCGGTTGAGATTAGCGGCAACAACTTTGTTAACTGCTTGCCTGCCACGGCGTTTGCGTTCTCGCAGGGCATTGCGGTTGCCGGAACGACTAGTGCCTACAAGAACCTGTTTATCGGCACTAACTCGTTTATCGACAATCAGACTGTGCCAACGCAGTCGTTTGGTATTCGCCTTGACGCCTTGATCACAAACCTCAACGTCAAGCCGCAAAACTACCAAGGCATGACGGTAGCGAACTACGCTGAAACGGCCGGCACGGTTGTTACAAACCGATACGGATACTATGAAAACCGGGATTTTACGCCGGTATGGAAGGTGTCAGGAACCCCTATTACGGTGGGAAACGCAATATCGGTGGGGTTTCTCACCATCAACGAAAAGCAAGTTACTATCAACGCTTACTTGTCTATTGGTTCAACTACCTCGTTCGGTGCTGGCGGAAATTTACAACTTGATCTGCCGTCCGTTGCGTTGAGCGATCCGCGAGTGGCTCAGTATTTTGGAACGTGGCGTATTAGCGACTTCAGCGCAGGCCCCAACTTTAGGTACGGCTGGGCTGAAATTGACGGCGGTAACAACGTCATTACGTTGCAGATTGACAATGGCACGTTTGCGACTAGCGGATCGCCGGTTGCCTTGACAACCAACGACGTTTTGAGCGTCCAAATCACTTACATGCGTGCCTAATTACGGAGTAAGCCGTGACTATTACGAAAAAGATTTCGCAACTGCCTGCTGCCTCGGTTCCGTTAAGCGGAAGTGAGTTGGCGCCGATTGTTCAAAGCAGCGAAACCAAGAAGGTTCCTGTGTCGGCTATTGGCCCGTTTGTTAGCGTCAAGGCTTATGGCGCGGTTGGCGACGGCGTTGCTGACGACACCGTGGCTATTCAGGCTGCGGTAACCGCTAACAAGTCGGTGTTCTTCCCGGCTGGCACGTACAAGATCACTGCCCCGATTGTCCTTTCCCAGAACAACTTTGAGATTTCTGGCGTTAAAGGCAAGTCGATGATTAAGGGGTCTGGCGGGGTCATCCAAGGTTACTTCCGCGTATCAACGGCGTTTACCGCCGAGAACGGCATCATTGAGAACCTGGCGTTTGACTCGGACGACGCTACGGCAGTGCGATGGGCAATTTACTCGCCTTCTGGCGTGTACCTCTCGCATTTGCTGATCGCAGACTGCGACTTCTACGGTCGCCTCGCCGCTGGCATTAAGGGCGTGCTGATTGGCTCGCACGTTTACCGTTGCACGTTTGGCGTGTTTGGCTCTGGCTCTGGCAACGCCATGAAGGCGATTGAGTCTATTGGCACCGCGCCGGTCAATCTGACCAACATCAACGTCATTGAGCAGTGCTGGGTTAAGAACTGCGGCGCCCCGCAATCCAACATTGAGTTCCAAACCGGCTACGAGTTGGTATTCCGTGACTGCATCATCGAGTTTGTTACGCCGACCCTGACGCCGATCCTGCTCTCTGGCATCTTGTTCCCGCGCTTTGAAGGCTGCTGGTTCGAAGACGCGCAAGGCACGACGGACACTGGCAAGGCTGTTATCTGGACGCGCAGAGACTCTAACGGCATCTTTGCTGAAGTTCTGACGGTTGATAACTGCCTGTTCCACACCTACGCAAGGGTGCCGGATGGCTTGATTAACTTCTCCGACAGCCCGCGCAAGGTTTGCAACTTCTCCAAGAACGTCATGGTGTCGTTGCAGTCGCCCGTGATTGTGGGCGGCAACTCGGTGGCTAATTTCGTAAGCAGTTACGGCAACTACGCCACGGTTGGCGCAGGCGGCGATGCGACCGGCTTGCAGTACGACTCACCGGCTAAGTTTGACCTTGGCGTGGCGACTCCGGCAATTACGTTCCCGGCTACCCAGATTCCAAACAACCTGCCAAACGTCCTTGACGATTATGAGGAAGGCTCGCTGACGCCGACCGACCAGTCTGGCGCAGGGCTGACGTTTACGTCGGCTTTGGGGCGTTACACAAAGGTTGGCCGCTTGGTGACGTTCTCAATGACGGTGGCGTATCCCGTTACGGCAAACGCAAGCGCGGCGATTATTTCGCGCCCGCCGTTTATTAACGTCGAAGAATCCCCGGTAACACTAATGACTAACGTCGGGTCAGCGTTGCAAGGCTACGTTATCTCGACCGGCATCAACTTGTTCCCGGTGGGATCGTTTACCCCCACAACCAACGCTACGCTGTCCGGCAAGACGCTGTACATCAGTGGCGTTTACATGACCAACTCATAACTGTTGCGCCCTGTTAGGCCATACAGTATTGTTAACCCGTACTGGTGCGGTTCACCAGGGATTCCATAGGAATCAACATGTCTGACGAAAATCAACTTTCCGAAGTTGTAGCGGCTAACCCCGCGCCGGAACCGGAAGCTACGGCGGCCCCGGAACCTGTAGAAACGCCAACTGAGGCGTCGCCGGAAGAAAAGCCAGCCAAATCGTTCTCTCAAGAAGAGCTGGACGCGATGGTTGGCAAAAGACTTGCCCGTGAGCGGCGCAAGTGGGAACGAGAGCAAGCATTGAGGGCGCAGCCGGCAACGTCTGCACCTGCAGAGCTGCCTAGCAAGATGGAAGACCCGGACGCGTACGCAGAGGCCTTGGCCGAGCGTAAGGCAACGGAGCTTCTAGCTAAACGCGAAGCAGAGCGAGAAATGCAGGCTATTCGTGAGGCTTATCACGATCGCGAAGAAGCAGCGCGGGACAAATACGAAGACTTCGAGCAAGTCGCGTATAACAACTCGCTGCCCATTACGACCGTGATGGCTCAGACGATTCAGGCTTCGGATGTTGGGCCCGATATTGCTTACTATCTCGGTTCCAATCCCCGCGAGGCTGACCGTATTTCCCGCATGAGTCCTTACCTGCAAGCCAAGGAGATCGGAAAGATCGAGGCCAAGTTGGCCGACAGTCCCATTCCGGTCAAAAAGACATCCAGCGCGCCCCCGCCCATTAAGCCGGTATCGGCCAAAGGCACGAGCGGATCGAGCTACGAAACGACGGATCCACGGTCGGTATCGGCCATGAGTACGTCAGAGTGGATCGAACGCGAACGCCAACGGCAGATCAAGCAGTGGGAAGCGCGTCGTAACCGCTAACAATTTTTCGGAGACACTTCAGTGGCTAATACACTTCTTACTATTGACATGATTACGCGGAAAGCGTTGGAGATTCTTGAAAACAATCTCGTGCTGACCCGTAATGTGAACCGCCAGTACGACAACAGCTACGCCGTCGAAGGCGCCAAGATCGGCACCACGCTGCGTATCCGTCTGCCGGATCGCGCCCTTGTAACTGACGGTGCCGCCCTGCAGGTGCAGGACGACAACGAGCAGTTCACCACGTTGACGGTTGCTTCGCAGAAGCACATTGCTGTCAACTTCACGACTGCCGAAATGACGATGCAGTTGGACGACTTTGCCGAGCGCGTGCTCAAGCCGCGTATCAGCCAGTTGGCTGCCAGCATCGACGCGGACGTTGCTAACTCGTTTAGCGGCGTTTACCAGTCGGTCGGCACCCCCGGCACGACCCCCAGCACGACCTCGGTTCTTCTCGCTGCCCAGCAGAAGTTGAACGAAGCCGCCGCTGTGATGTCGCCGCGCTATGTCACCGTGAACCCGGCCGCTAACGCCGCGCTCATCGAGGGCATGAAAGGCTTGTTCAACCCGGTCAGCACCATCTCGGCGCAGTTCAAGAACGGCATGTTTGGCGAAGGCATCCTTGGGTTCGACGAGCTCAACATGTCGCAGTCGATCAAGCAGTTCACGACTGGCACCCGCACGGGCGCTCATTCGGTCACGACCACGGTTTCCACTCAAGGCGCCTCGACCATTGCCATCACCGGCACTGGCACGCAGACGATCAAGAAGGGCGACGTGTTCACGATCAACGGCGTGTTTGCGGTCAACCCGCAGACCCGCGAATCGACTGGCTCGCTCCAGCAGTTCGTCTGCACGGAAGACGTGGCGGCTGTGGCTGGTGCTTATGCGACCGTAAAAATCTCCCCGGCGATCTACACCTCGGCTCACGCCTTGGCGACCGTTTCGTCGTTCCCGCAGGCTGGCGACACGATCACCTTCTTGGGTGGCGCTTCGACTCAGTACCCGCAGAACCTCGTGTACCACCGCGACGCTATTGCCTTCGCCACGGCTGACTTGCTCATGCCGCAGGGTGTCGACATGGCCTCGCGTCAGGTTCACAACGGTATCTCCATGCGCGTTGTCCGTCAGTACGACATCAACAACGACCGTATGCCGTGCCGTATCGACGTTCTCTACGGTTACAACGTGATTCGCCCGCAGATGGCCGTGCGACTTTGGGGTTAATGCCATGAGTTACGTACTCGGCAATCTCCCCAAGCAGTCGGTCATCAGCGTCACGCTGTCGCCTGCTGCCGTTTCCGCTAATACGTCTGCCGAGCAGACGTTTACCGTGAACGGTTTGGAGGCTGGAGATCACGTAGTTGTCAACAAGCCGAGCGCCCAAGCGGGCCTCGGTATTGTTGGATTCCGTGTCTCGGCAGCAAACACGTTGGCGATCACTTTCGGCAACTTCACCGGTGGCTCGATCACACCGACGGCAAGCGAGGTCTATCGTGTCCTCCTAAGCCGCCCGGATCGAGTTATCACCGATGGCATTATTTAATTTAGGAGTATCAAAACATGCCTTTTCCTAATGGCACTGGTGGCTATCAATATAGTGACGGTAATCTTGGCGAGCCGTTGCTGCTTGTCCAGGCGGCTCCGACGGCCCTGACTGGCGCCGCAACTCTCACCCCGGCTCAGTTGGGCAACGGGCTGTTCACCTACAACGGTGCAGCACTTAGCCTGACCCTGCCGACGGTCGCTGACCTTGAGTTGTTCGTTTCGTCTGCTGAAAAGCCGGACGTGGCGTTCGACTTTTTCATCATCAACACGGGCGCGAATACCGCCACGTTGGCGGTGGGAACGGGTTGGACGATTGTGGGTGCGGTTGGCACCGCGACGGCAACTTCGTCTCAGTGGCGCGCTCGCAAGACGGGCGTCGGCGCTTGGACTTGCTATCGTATTAACTAAGACGATATGCCGAATATCTTCCTTCGTCACCCCAAGCATGGGGAGAAAGTAGCAATCTCGGTGCTTGAAGCGCGGGAAGATATGGAGCATGGGTGGGAGGAGTTTGACCCCTCTAGCCCAGATGATTCAGAATCCCCGGTGTCGGCAGACTTGTCGGCATCGGGGACTTCTGATAATGCACTAAGGGCGCGACGACGACGCCGGGAGTAATACATGGCAACCACCGCTGCTGACCAGATCAACGGTGCGCTGCGTCTGATCGGGCAATTAGCAGAAGGTGAAGTGCCTTCGGCAGCCACGTCTCAAGACGCCCTCGCTGCCCTTAACCAGATGCTTGACTCTTGGAGTACGGAGCGTCTGGCGGTCTACTCGACCCAAGATCAAATCTACAACTGGCAGCCGAACGTCCGGTTCATCACC